ATACCTGCGTAATTCTCGTAGATACGCCGGCGGTTTCCGAGGATGTTTTCGCGGAGAATGAATACGAAGTCTACGTTCGTGCGGAGATTGGGGGTAATACCGAGTGGGTACTGCATGGTGATCATGGTGGACAGATCAACGTGGCGGCCGTTCATGAACACGTATCGGGTCGACTCCTCTTTGATCCACGAGGCGTCGTAGAGACAGTCGTCGAGAATGAGAAACGCACGGGGGTCTACATTAGACCCCGCACCACCCGCTCCACGCTGCTGTTTCAGGGCCAGCTGACGCCGAATGACGTTCATGATAATTTCAGGTTTGTACTTGTCATGAATGAGTTTGGAGGGGACCATATCCTGGAAGAAACGGTTGGCCACCTCTGTTCCGGAAATCACGGTTCCAATCGGGAACGCATCCTGGTTGTGAAACAGAATATCACGAACCAAGAACGATTTTCCGGTATCCTTCTTGCCGATAATGACAATCATGGGAGATTTGCGTGAATCAATCGCACATCTCTGTTTGATCATATCCATATTGAATTGACGAATGTTGAAGTTCATTCCGATCCTATACTCATTTCTCAGAAGATAATAAGATGGGGAAACACGCGTACGCCTACAATATTCATACGGTTCGTCTGAGCGTGGACGATTCCTTGCGTGTCACTGCGAATATCGCATTTTTCTCAGTGCTGTATGCGATGGCGGGCGGGTTTCTCTCGTTTGTTCTGTACTACCTGTTTGACATGTACAACCCCCCGGAATCCACCGAATGGGAGACAAAGGGACTTGTGTTCCAGTTTACCGATATTGCTCTTGAAATTGCGATCATCGGACTGGTAGCGTTCTGGCTAGTCTATTTCATCAACACGTCAACGCCGATTATCCCGATCAGGAAAGGACTGGAAGATTTCGTGGACTCGTATACCAGCGGCCTGTTCTTCATGTTCGCCATCTTCATGTTCCTCCAGGACTTTTCAAATAAGATGAGGTACGTATTCAACCACTTTCTCGGGAACTTTTTCGACAAGATATTCCCCGCCGAAGGGTCGATCATCGACGGATCCCTGCGGTACAGCGAGAAGCAAAAAGCAGGGAAGTAAACATAACGGGAAGGAATGCCTAAACCTACGCCCGACTTGCGAACATCCAACATCCAATTGGACGTTCAGAAGTACTCGAACCTTCCGGGGCTCCAGGAGCAGTCGCAGAAACTCTGGGGTCTTCGCCGCATCCAGCCGTACTTCCCCTCCATCCAGAAACTGTTCAAGCTGGAGAATGTGAGGATGCCGTACCACTACGGCCTGAAACTCCAGCTCCCGATCCAGACGATCAGCTCCGAGTCAAGTGTCTATGTCTCTGGCAAGGAGGTCCCAGTCCATCTCAAGAAAACCATGCTGTTCTCGCCCTACCGAGTCATGCACGGAGACTATGCGGGCACTGGACTTCCAAACACGGACGAGGCTGTATCGGAGCCTCTGCGTATCCAGAGCCCGTACAATGCCGCATACGTGGGATCCCTGGCCTCCGTCGTTCTGTCCGAGTCTGGGTGCCAGCATTTCCCGAAAGTGTACGGCGTCTTCTCGGGAATCGCCGAAAAACATGTCCTAGATATCTCGGACGATTACGAGGATCTGTGTGATCGCCCGTGGTTCTCCCAGAACATCGGGCACTTCTTTGACCTGCGTCTACGCAAGCCCGAGATGCCCGTTCTCGAGCTGTCGGACGCGACGGAGGCGATAGATTTGGGAGCGGTGGAACTCGAACCCCTTGCTCTCCCGTCGCCGCCAGCCGATGTGATCATACAGTACGAGCCAGAAGAGACGCACGACGATATGGGGGAGTCGGACAGTTGCTCGACAGATTACGTGTTCAAGGTTCATTCGGCCTCGAGCGATAGCGAGGATGATGATGATGATGATGATGAGAGCGAAGAGACAGGCGACGGGTTTTCGCAGGATGAGTTCGATGAGGCGTTTGCCCATGCGATCTTCAAGGATGCCCCGATCCAGATTACGGTCATCGAGAAGTGCCAGGGAACAATGTACCTTCTGTTCAAGGAGACCGCAGATGTGGCAAGGCGGTGTGCGTGGCTCGCCCAGGTCATTTTTGCCCTGGCGTACGCCCAGCGGACGTTCGCGTTTGTCCACAATGATCTCCACGTGATGAATGTCATGTACATAACAACCACCGCAGAGTTCTTGTACTATAACGTGGGCGGCAAGAACTATTGCGTTCCGACATACGGCAAGCTCATGAAAATCATCGACTTTGATCGGGCGTCGTTTGCGGTCAAGGTCCCGAAGCTGAAAGACTCGAAGTTTTTTATGTCCGACCAGTTTCACCAGGACGAGGAGGCGGGGGGACAGTACAACATCGCACCATTCTACAATTCCAAGTACCCTGAAATCAAGCCAAATCCGTCGTTTGATCTGGTGCGACTTGCCACGTCACTTTTCTGGGACTGTTTCCCGAAAGGACCCGATGATGAGTACGCGTCCAACCCTCTGTTCAAGATATTCATGTCATGGCTCACACTTCCCGACGGAAAGTCTATCCTGTTCCGGGATCCTGAGAATGGGGACTTTTCGGAAAGGTACCGGGGGTTCAATCTGTACAAGGCCATTGCCAGGTACTGCCGAGATACGGCGGTGCCTCGCAAACAAATCGAGAAGTTCGGGTTGCCCTATCTCATTGACAAGGTTCCCCGCGGAGAATCGTTTTTGGTGATTGAGTAGGTTCGTTTACACGCAGCTTCCGTCCTGCTGCTGCTTCTTGCCCTTGGGGCAAGTGTGGGTGTTGGCCATCCCCTCGCGGCGGCCGGCAACAAGGTGGTGGGTGAAGTGGTAGACCAGGGCAAAGATGACACCGTGGACAGCAGCAACGGTCAGCTTCGATCCGCCCGGGGGCAGGCGGACGAGCACACCGGGAGTGAGGGCAACGAACAGAACGACAACAAAGGCGAGCTTGAGCCACTGCATTGTATTGTTTTATATCTTCCGAAGAAGAATGTTTGATATTGACAAGGATACTCTATGTCAAGATTATGCTCTAGTGACTTTTCACAACTTATAAAATCACGTGCTATTCTTGGACCGTATTATCCAGTTCTAAACTGTGCGGTGGCCCAGTCTCCCAAACTTGGAAACGTTATCGTTGTGGACGGAGTAAACGGCAACGATTCTACCGGAACTGTTGGGGGGCTGCCTTACAAGACTGTCAACGCTGCTATCTCGGCTGCGTATTCTGGAGTCCATGTGTGGATTCTTCCGGGAATCTACGAATTGTCTGCGGGAATCACGATTCCTAGCGGTGTGTCGGTCCGCGGAGTCAGTCTCCAGACCTGTACAATCCAGATGACGAATGTGATTGCGAACACCACACTGGTCACGATGGGAGAATCATGCCGTATAGAGGATCTGACTCTGACCCTCACGTCAGGAGGTCATTATACGCTCACAGGAATCTCACTTCCCGGGACAACTGCCCAGACATCCAAGGTCCGCACGTGCGTTCTCACCGTCCGTAATTCCGCCGCTTCGGTAGGAGGAACATCTGCAGTCACGGGCGTGAACGCTTCCGGAACCGGTGTACTTTCACCTGTATCCTTCTCGTTCAATTCCCTGAAGGGATCTACCATCAACGTCTATTCCAACGGCGGCGGGAATAAACGTGGAGTTCTGGTATCTTCGTCAAATACACTGACCACCCGCGACTTGAACGTGTATGTTGCTGCCCCCACCGATTCAACATCTACGGGATCGTACGTGGGAATTGAGACGAACGATGCTACAGCGAATCAGTACGGAAGCATTCAGTTACGTGCGACAACGGTGGGAACATTCACAAGCTCGATCAGCGGAACAAACTCGGACATTTTACAGACCACACCTTCATCGATTGTGACATCCACGTATCTTGCGACGGCGGGTATTCAGATCGGTCCAGGAACAGACTTGGTGACCAAGACTGCGGGAGGAAAGGGCTTCTCCACATACGTGTACCCGACTACGCTGTTTTACGGCGTGCGTGGAGCTGTTGGAACTGCATCGAATAATAATGGGTACTTATGGCCTGGAACGCAGGTCGTATCGAACTCTGGTACTTCACAGTATCCGGATTCTACAACCCCCCCTGCACGATACACGATTCAGCAGCCATGTGTTCTCGCAGGTATGAATATTGCTCTGAATACCTCGTGTGGACTTACTCCTCTTACCAATTACCTGACAATCACCGTCCGTAAAACACCTCTTGCAACGGGGGTAATCGCCGATACGTCGTTTACGGTGACACTCAGTGGAGCAGAATTAACAAAGTCATTTTACAATGCATCTGTAAACTTTGCTCCGGGCGATTATTTGAGTACGCGACTAAGTATCTCATGTGCGACTGGAGGAGCGGCAGGTACGTCAAATCTTGCGACCGACTGTTCCATTCAGTTGGATTTGTTCTAATTAGAACGACGGTTTCCCAACGAACATATCCTGGACGGCCGTGGACGCAGAAGCGACCGTTGCAACGGCAGTCTCCGTGTCTCCGCCCATGGCGTACAGCAGCCCACCCGCACCCGCTCCCGACAGCAGGCCAATCTTAGACGCATCCGTCCAATCGACCGGCTGCTTCTTGGTATACCGCTCGGCAGCGTAGACGACAACTCCAGCGAGGGCGACAAGAACAATGACAATCAGAAGGTTCGTGTCGACCATTGTATTTGATAGGTTCTGCTGGATTGTTTACAACTTTAGAACGAGCTCTCCGTCCTTTGCCTCGACCTTGACATCATTCTCTTCCTCCTCCTTCTTCTCATCAAGGCTCTCAAAGTCGATCACGGCGGTCTCGTCCGACAGCTGGAGCTTAGGGTGCTCATCGTCATCCGTTCCCTCATCCTCGTCCTCAAACACCACCTTCTTCTCGGGCTCTGGCTCGGGCTCGGGCTCGGGCTCAGGTACAATCGGCGGAATCACATCCTCGGCCTTCTGGGGCGTATCGTCAACGGAAAAGTAGGTGTTCACAATCGACTGCCAGGGAAGGAAGGAGTCCAGAACGGTATCAAACGCCGTATCGAGAATCGTGTCGATCTCCTTGCGATTACGAGCCTGCTGCTCCGTCGTAACTCCGAACGTGCGGAACAGGTACGCGTGCTCCCACGAACGACGGGCGACCTCCTTGTAGTACTCGTGTACGAACTTGGGCAGCGGAGGCCGCTCGAACTCCACATCAATGCTGTCCTGCGTCGAGCGGTACTGGATCGCGGCGAAGGCACGGAGGTATGTGAGGAGCACACCTGTAAGAAGTTCCTCGAGGTACGAGCACTTGGATGCGGCAATGATACGCTTGACCTCGGCCTGAAGAACCTCGTCGGTCCACACTGGAATACGGGTCAGAAGGTTCTGGAACGTCTTCAGAATCTGGTCCGTCTGGTTATTCTTCTCGCAGATGGTCTTGGCGTTCTCATACACGCTCCAGATTCCCTCGGTCACGTGGGGGAGTATCATCAGCGAAAAACGGTTGCGAATGTGCCGCTTGGCGAACTGGGCCTCATCCTTAAGAGACATGCGATTTGTCTTGAGAGCTCATATCTTTACGTGTACAATGAACGCCAGTGTTCGGGAAGAGCAGTGTTGAAGTCCGTGAGAAGCGTCTCGACCATCCTGCGGTCCAATTTCATGGGGAACTTCACGGGAATCCAGAATTTGTACGCCTTGGCACTCTGTTCGTCGGAGATGCGGATGAGGTTCACGCGGGATACTACGGCGTCGACGACACGAATGAGGTTGCGTACACCCTCTTCATTGTTCGAGTACTCCTTGATAATGTACTCTGCCGCCTCTTCCGTCGCCGACAAATCAGAGGAGGCAATTCCAGCATGCTTGAGGATATCGGGCCAGATATAGTTTGCGACAATGATCTTCTTCTCGAGTTCCTTGTACCCTGGAATGTTGATGACCCGCATACGGTCTTTGAGTACAGGGTGAACGCGGCTCTCGTCGTTGAACGAGAATACGAAGAGACACTGGGACAGATCAAAGTCTATCCCGGCAAAGTAGCGATCGTGGTAGTGAGAGTTCTGGGACCGATCTGTCAGGTGGATCAGCATGGATATGATTTCTTCGCCGTGAGGGGTTCCACTGACCTTATCGAGCTCGTCGAAGTACAGTACGGGGTTCATACACCCTGCCTGCATGATGGCGTCTACAATACGACCCCACATGGATCCC